GGTCACCATCTTATACATGATGAATATGCGTGGACATCTACAAATGATGTAGAGAATTTTAATTGTTCATATTACAAATTAGTTCAAGGCGATGAACATACACAACCAAATTGGATTCATCACGACTGGACAACTTGGACAGGTATGATTTATTTGTCTAAAGATGTACCTGCAGAGTATGGAACTTCACTGTGGAGACATAAACCAACTGGACAGGATGCAACAAAATGGAGATCAGGTTATTATCCAGATGGTGGAAATGAAAACGATTGGTTTGATCCATTGACAAAAAACCATAAAAGAGAATGGGAAAAAACAGATACATTTGCATACAAATATAATAGATTAGTATTATTTAAAGGCAGCATGTACCATTCAGTAAATGTTCCAGATGGTCCAGCACAATATGAAAGATTAAATCAATTGTTATATTTTAACTCGGAGGAAGGATGATATTAGAAATAGTAATTGCTATATTGGCAATTATAGTGGTAACACAGGTTTATATTATTTGGAATTTATATACTAAATGCGATAGACTTGAACAATGGGTTGATACAACTTATGTTGCTACACAAAATACATTATCAGAAGCTCAGCGAATAGATTCATTAGGATATTTTGAAGCAGATGACGAAGTTGGCGTGCTTTTTACACAATTAAAAGAAATTATCAATAACTTAGAAAACATTACAGAGGAGTAATAATGCCTAGAAAACCATCAAAAACAAGAATGTATTTTACACAAGATACTGAAGATGCAATTGTAAGATATAATGACACGACAAATACTCGTGAAAAGAATGCTATTTATAATGAACATTTAAGAAAGCCATTTGAAAAGTTGGTTGAAAATATTATTCATACGTTTAAATTTTATTATTTTGATATTCCTATTGAAGATGTTAAGCATGAAGTAATATCTTTCTTAATTACTAGGTTAAGCAAATATAAACAAGGAAATGGAAAAGCATTTAGTTATTTTAGTGTTGTAGTTAAAAATTGGTTAATATGCCATAATAATGGTAATTACAAAAAAATGAAAACACATAAGAATCTTTTGGAATTAAACCATAAAGAAGCAAAAGCAATGGTTGCTCCAGAACTCGATATGGAAAATGCAGAAAAATCACAATTCTTTGAACAGATAATAGATTATTGGCTAGAAAATATTCCTAGAGTATTTAAAAAAGATCGTGACATTAATATTGCATATTCTATTATAGAATTAATGGACAGACTAGATTCAATAGAAATCTTTAATAAAAAAGCTTTATACATTTTATTAAGAGAAATTTCTGGTGCTAAAACGCAACATATCACAAAAGTTATCAATACTATGAAATCTCATTACGGTGGATTAGTTAAACAATGGGAACAAAACGGCGTTGTTAACACTATGAAAACTCGTCCCCCTATTCCTAGGTAACTCTATATTTATAGTCAAAGGACTATACACTATGTCTGCTGACTACGAAATATTTAAAGGTACAACTCTAGCCGATCTATTTAAAAAGATAGATAGTAATACGACTAGAAATAAAGTACAGATTGAAAGCCTTGTACAAGAGCTTATGACGTATATTAAGGATCCTAATTCAGCAATGCAATTATTTCCTATGATTAGTGAATATATGCAAGCAAACATTAGGAATGATGAATTATTGGTTAAGTTAGCGGCAGTTGTACAACGATTAGTCCAAACAGAAGCAAAAGCGCAAGACGGTGATTACGGATTGTCTGATGCGGAAAAAGAAGATATTTTAGCAAAAATTAATGTTGCAACTGAACAAATTCAAAGCGAAGTAGACGATATAAGTCTCGGTATAGAATCGATAGAGGGTAAGTAATGTCTAAAGGAGTTTTCCAAGACTCTGTAGGTAACGCAAATGTTACCGTAAACGAAGGCCTGCCAACTGAAAAACGTGTACGTGATATTGCTAATGATTTAATTGCTAGCAATAAGTCAATAAGTATACAGACAGTATTAGCTGAAGTCAAGGGAGTCATTTATAACGAAAAAGATTTAGAAAATGTAGGGCTTGAAAACCCGTTCTATATCGGTGCAATAAAAGCTTCACCACTTGTACCGTTTAATATAATGCCAGAAAACGGTAAAGGTTGGATACTGCCAATAAATTCTGCTGTAAGAGATTATCCTGTTATTGGCGAATTGGTTTCAATTATTAACTTAGGTGCACAAACATTTTATCATGGACCTATAAACGTTTCAAACAGTGTTAATCAAAATATGAAAGTTGGAATATCAAGTAATCCAACTGATGGTACTATAAAGTATAATCAACTTGAAGCGTATTTAAAATCTAAAGAAGGTGGGTTTTCGGTTAATCCTTTTCCAAGGCCTGTAAAACAATTTGCAGGCGATTGGGCTATAAATGGTAGAAATGATCAATCAATAAGAATTGGTAAAAACGAAGACACTGAAAGAGAAGCTGTAATAAAAATTAGAATTGCGGAAGAAGAGGAAGAATCAGATTTTTTATATGATCCATTACCTGAAAACATTGATGAAGATGTTGCATCTATGTATTTTATTCGCGATGGGTCTCTATCTTTAAACACGATACCAACTGCGCCCAATGCTATCGAAACCGAATATATTGGGCCATTAATTGTTCTTGATTCAGATCAATTGCTTTTTAATTCTAAAGAAGGTGGAAATATTTCTATACTTTCTGGAAATGATAATACTTTAGTTTCTGTTAAAAATACTAACATAATTGGTCAAAATGTTTTTCTTGGAGATATAGAAAAAGAAAACATTCAGCCTGCCGTATTAGGAGATCAATTGGTTGGATATTTACATGAAGTATTCCAACAAATTATATCAGCAATGAATCAAATACAAGGTGCAACAGGAGTTGGAAATTTAGGAATGCCTGTTCCTATTCCAGGTGCAATGGCTGCAGCAGCTGGCTTATCAGCGTATCTATCAGCTCAAACAAAAGACGGAATGAAAACAAGATTATTAAGTAAAAACGTAAAAATATCTAAACGTCCTAAGAAGGCATTAGATGCAAAATTAGGTGAAGAGTAGTGGCTGATTTATTTTGTAAAAGTATTACATCAGTAAGAAGATTTTTACCTGCCGGTTCAAGACTTTTACTAGGTGACCAAATACTTGATGGCAGTGCAATAAAAGAGTCTTTATCTGGCGAAGCGGTGATCAATCAGTCAGCTGAAGAAGATTTATATGACTCTATTGCAGAAGAAGCTTTTGGGGTTGGTGCAACATTAAATAACGACTTGTTCAATGTTGGAGAATCAATTACAGATGGTTTTATTACTGAAGGAGGATTCGTTGCAGGACCAGATGGTGTTACTGTTATTCATTCAGGAATGGGTGGAGAAGCAAGATTATATGCACCAGGAACAGATTTACTTCCAGGCGATTTACTATTAAATGGTACTGCAGAAGACGAATTTGGAAATGTTATAGAAGCCCCTGCCAGAATATCAAGTGCTGCAAGAGCAACTGGTGATGGTGCTGTAGTATCTCCTGACGGTGCAGCGGCAGGTTTAGGGCCAGATGACGAAGAAGCATATTGTAGTTTACAAGAACTTGCTGGTACTCCTGAAAAAGGTTCTAAGCTTGAAGATATGGTAAATGAATTAGAATTAGATTTAGATATTCCAGGTATGGATTTTGCGTGGTGGGTTGCAATACAGAAAAAGCTAAATGAAATGATGGCAATACAAGGAAAGTTTATTGCAAAAACTCAAAGCTTAGTTAACCTTGTAGATGTTGAACCAGATGATGCATGCAAATACGTACCTGATGTAAACAAGCTTATAAAAGTAATTCAGCGCGTATTAAGAACTATTAATACTATTAGAAGAGTCTTAGATAAAATAAACAAACTAATAAAGAAAATTAAAAAAGTAATAAAGCTATTGAAATGGATTTTTGCACCAATTAGGATTGTTGAAGCATTTCTTATGATCATGCAAATTATAGAAGGATTTGCAATAATGCTAGATACAGCAGTAAGAAATTTAACAGACACTTCAAAGGTATTACCTAGATTAATAGCCTTACTGCAAAAAGTATTAGCTCAGTGTGCAACAAATAGAGGCTTAGAAGCAGGTCTTACAAAAGAAGAATGTGAAGCTGCAGGTGGTGTTTATATTGAAAGAATACCTGGTGATTTAGGTGCAGCTAGACAAGGTGGAGGTCCTGATGCGTTTATAGGTATGGATATAGATAATTTAGACGATTTAATTGCTCAGGCCAATGGAGATCAAGGTGATTTACGAGAAGGATTTTTTCCAGAAGGTAGCTCATTGTTTCCAGGCGATATTGTCGAAGAAGGTAATGTTAATATGAATGGAGCAAATTTAGACGTTGAATATCCATTTATAGTTCCATTTGGAGACGACTACACTGCAGGACCAGGAGGTATATCAGGTAATTCGGACGGTGCAGATTTAAGAGAACAACATATTGAGCAATTATTAGATTCTCAAATTCTTGATTTACAAGATTGTATGACAGAATTAGAGGACTTGGAACGTACAAGAAATTTTTCTTAGGATATATATAGTAAACAACATAAAGGTGATATTATGTCAAAATCAAAAAAAGTAATACAAGCTCTTCAATTAATAATAAGAGAAGAAGTTCGTAAAGAAGTTAAAAAACAAGTAAAATCAATTATAGGTGAATTAAATAAACCTGAACCTATACAAGCTTCTTATATGGCTGAATCTGAAGAGATGGTTAGTAACGGTGTTGATTTAAACGTTAAGGATCCAGTATTAAACAAAATACTAAGTGAAACTAAAGGTGGTATTGCAAACGGTCAGGAAGAATGGCCAACAATGGGCGGTGGACCAATTAATTCTATAGCTCAAATGAATAATGTGCAACCACAACAGCAGATAGATCCTAGCTTAATGCAACATGATTTTATGAAAAAAGCAATGAGTGGACATTCAGCAAAAGTTGTAAAAGCTATCGAAGCTAAAAAAGGTAAAAATAGATAATGGCTCTTGAATTAAAAAGATTAATTAGAAACTTAGCAAACTTAAAAAATAAAGAAACTGCTAAGAATAAATTTCTAAAAACAAAGCCTAAGATTCAAGAAATGAAACAGAATGTTGAAAAGGCTACTGAAGAAGCTGTTGCTGTTCATGATTATGTTAGAAGAGCAGTAGCTGCTCCGGAACCTGGCAGGGCTGTACCGATACTTGAAAGAGATTCATTCTCAAAAGGATTTGAATATATCGGAGATCAATTAGCATTAATTGGTCAAAATATACCTGGATCAAATCCACCACAAATCCAATCAGTAGCAACTGCTGCTGCAGCAATAAAACAGTTTGCTTCACAAATGGAACTAGGTATTGTCGTAACAAATGGAGGATCTAGATATTTAACTACAAGAGCAAGGGCCACTGAATTAGGTGGTAGTTTTACACCTATAACAAATAGTTTGGCTAATTCATTTGCATCTGCGACACTAAGGATTAAGTAATGGCATTAGATAACCCAAGAACAACCTCTACCCGCGCGCGGGATAATGATCCTGATGCTCAAATTGGGGTTACTTTGCCTTTTAGAATAAGTCAACAAGGATTTTTTAGAACATCTTCTACATTATTAGAACAAACAAAAAGTAATTTAAAAAATTTATTGTTAACTGTAAAAGGTGAAAGAGTAGGTCAACCAACATTTGGTTGTAATATTTTTAATGTATTATTTGAAAATTATGACGCAGATTTAGATAATAAGATAATTGAGTCTATACGAGATTCTGTAGCAACATGGCTACCTCATGTAATATTAAATAATATAATTGTTGACACTTCGGAAGATACAAACGAAGTATTTATATCTATAATGTTTTCATTACAAACCGATCCATCAGCAACAGAATCGATATCACTTAATCTATTAAGGGCAGTAAGATAATGGCATCAACAAAACCAAGACCAGCAGTAGTTAACTACTTAAATAAAAATTTTACAAGTTTCAAAAAAGATTTAATTGAACATGCAAAAAGTTATTTTCCGAATGCTTATGCGGATTTTAATGAAGCTTCACCTGGAATGATGTTTATTGAAATGGCTGCATACGTTGGAGATGTATTAGGATTTTATGTTGACGAACAATTTAGAGAATCATTATTAGTTTATGCTGAAGAAAGAAAAACTGTTTTTGATATTGCACATTCATACGGATATAAACCTGTTATTTCAACACCGTCAACAGTAACATTAGATTTCTTTCAAACATTACCTGCAAAGGGTTCTGGTGCAAGTATAAGACCAAATTACGATTATGCATATACGATAAAAGCTGGATCAACAGTTGAAGCATCTGCTGCAGGAAAAACATTTAGAACATTAGACGATTTAAATTTTAAGTCTTCTGGTTCTATGTCACCAACTGAAGTATCTATTTACGAATTAGGTGATGATGGTGTAACACCAACAAAGTACTTATTGAAAAAACAAGTTAAAGCAGTAAGCGGAACTATTGTAACAGAAACATTTCCTTTTTCTGAAGCTAAAGCTTATGACATGCTTACACTTTCAAATAAACCCGTTTTAGAAATTATTTCATGTACAGACAGTGACAATAATAAATGGTATGAAGTTGAATCTTTAGCACAGGACTTAGTTTTTGATGACGTTGCAAACACTGCGGAATTTGATGAAAACTTAGCTGGCTATAATGATACAACACCTTATATTTTAAAAATGGTAAGAACCAAAAATAGATTTAAAATTAAAGTTACTTCAGAAGGAACAACAAGATTGCATTTTGGATCTGGTACTGCACAAGGTGTTGACGAAGAAGTTATACCAAATCCATCAACGGTTGGTAACAATTATACAAATACAAACTTTCTAAATAAAAATTCCGTCTTAGATCCGGCTAACTTTTTAAATACATCTGTATACGGTGCAGCACCGACAAATACTACATTGACCATACAATATTCTTATGGTGGAGGTGTAGAATCAAATGTTGCATCAAATACTATTACGTCTATAAAAGGTTTAAACACAGAAATATTATCTAATGGATTAGATACAGGATTATTGAATGAATCAAAAAGTTCTATTGCAGTTAACAATCCAGTACCCGCTACAGGAGGTAGAGGTGAACAAAGCTTGACTGAATTAAAAGAAAATATTAAGCAACATTTCTTTGGACAAAATAGAGCTGTATCAAAAGAAGATTATATCACAAGAGTATACAATTTGCCAGCAAAATACGGAAACGTATCAAAAATTTATATTACACAAGACGACCAAATAAATGCAGGTCAAGGAACATTACAGGAACAAACAATTACACAAAAAACTCTTGACGATTTTGGTGGAGAAATACCTTTATCTAAATTGCAAGTCAGAATTCCTAATCCTATGGCATTAAATTTTTATGTCTTGGGATATGATAATAACAAAAAATTACAAGCAGTTAATCAAGCAACAAAACAAAATATAAGAACTTATCTTGGACCATATAGAATCTTAACTGATGCTATAAATTTAAAAGATGCTTATATTATTAATCTGTCTATAAAATTTAATATCTTTGCAAAAAGAGAATATAATAAAGAAGAAGTATTATTGAAATGTATAGATAAAGTTAAAGCATATTTCGATATTGACAAATGGCAAATCAATCAGCCAATAATTTTATCTGACATAGCGTATGAAATATCATTAGTGGAAGGTGTTAATAACGTAGTTCCACCTGATGAAGAAAATCCTGATAAGCAAATTATAGTTGTTAAAAACAAATTTAAAACTGCTCAAGGATATTCAGGAAACATTTACGATGTTACTGCTGCGACCGTAAAAGGAGTAATTTATCCATCATTAGATCCCGCAATATTTGAAGTAAGATATCCTGACGTTGATATTGTTGGTAAAGTAGTAGGAGACTATTAATGGCTCATTATTTTGTATCGACTGAAAAAGATGCTATGATATCTCGTGGCCAAAATTTAACTGGAACAGGTAGTTTAAAAAATCATGGTGCTGATGAGATTATTGAGATCGGTAAATCTTTTCAAAAGGCAAGTACTAAATTTGCATTTATATCTAGAGGACTTATAAAATTTGATATTACACAAGTGTCTAAATCGGTTTCAAGTGGCGACATAAAATCAAATGCAAAATATTATTTAGTAATGTATGATGCGGGCGCACAAGAGCTAAACAGAGATAATACATTATATGCATACGCTGTATCACAAAGTTGGGATGAAGGCGATGGAAAAAAGTCAGATGAGCCACAAACTGAAAACGGTGTTAGTTGGAAATTAAGAAATTCCACAACTTCTTCATTGTGGCACACAGCGGATGGTAATTGGGGTGCAACGTATTATTCAGCATCAGGATATGTCGCGTCTCAATCGTTCAATAAAGATCAAGCCGTAGACATGAGAATGGACGTTACTGGTATTGTTAATAATTGGTTAACATCTGCAGTACCAAATGAAGGCTTTGTGATTAAAAGAGATTCTGCTGAAGAAACTAGTACATCAGCATCAGGAATGTTTAAATTCTTTTCGTCTGATACTCATACAATTTATCCACCAAAGCTTGAAGTTGTTTGGGATGATTCAACATGGGTAACAGGATCTTTAAGTGCATTAACATCGGATAATTTAGATAAATTGCATTTGTACACAGAAGGACTAAATATAGAATATAAGAAAGGTGCATTACCTAGAATAAGGGTAAAAGGTAGAGAAAAATACCCTGCACAAACTTTTTCAACAACTTCGTCTTATTTAGACGTAAAGTATTTACCAAGTGGAAGTTCTATGTTTTCTATTGTAGATGCAACAACTGATACAACAATAATTCCATTCGGATCAGGCTCTAAAATAAGTTGTGATGCAAATGGAAATTTTTTCAGATTAAGAACATCTGGATTAGAAGCGGAAAGACGATATAAAATAATTTATAAAATAGAATCTGGAACAGGTATTAATAAAGTTATAAATTACTATGATCCAGATCATCAATTTAAAGTGAGTCTATAATGCCTTATAAACCTGAAGAACTAGAAGCAAACGAACACTATCAAGGATTAAAGACAAGAGATGAATTAAAATATGTAAATTCGTTTTCTGAAATTAGAAATGCTTTTGAATTGAATGGTGGAAAATTTTTTGACGGATTAAGAGTCAAAGGTGATAAATTATTGTTATATGAAGATCCTACAACGGGTGAAACTATATCATCAGAAACTCAAAAGCCGCGGTACATTATATACCAAAAAAGATATCGAACATCTGCGGATACAAAGGACATCTTAGATAGAGAATTTACGGAGTTTTAAATGGCTTACGGAGCAAAACCTAATCAAGGTCCAATAACAGAATCAACTCAGGGATCTACACCTACAAGTAATACACAGGAAGATATAAAAGCTGTTGACTTTATGTTGCAGACTAGTCAACCTGATCAAAAATCTAGACGTGTACTTCATATTCCTGAAGATATTGCAAACTTAATTTCGTTACCTGAAGGTAGAGATTATCTAACTTTTAGGGATACTGAGTTTTATGAACAGTTTGCACAAGAATCTTTTGATTCGCAAAAATGGCCTGAAGTATATTTTGGAGCATCTGCTGATGACATTATAAAGGTTTCTGTATTTGGTAATGAAGGTCAATTGATTACTAAAGAATATATCACAAAAGATGACCCATTATTTGACGTTCAATTGGCAAATGGTCAAATAATGTCGACTTCTTATGGTACTCCTTTAGTTGTAAAGTTTGATCACGGAAAATTTTTAAGAGACTTAGGATATAGAAAAGGTCAATTCAAAATATCTTTAGAATTTTGTAGACTTCTTGCAGGCTCTCCATTTCCAGTTCTTGTTAACAATGATGAAAAGATTTATATTGGAGAATTTACACAAGGTGATGATTCGTTTATTTATGCAAATACTGATCATCCTGAATCAGGAACACAAGAAAACGATAAACTATATGTAAAAGAAAATAAATTTATTATTACACAAATATCAAGTGATAAATCAGAAGTAATAATATCTCCTAATTTTATTAATGACGAAGATTATTTAGAAAAATTTAGAAAAGCCGCTTATTCATGTTTAAACGTTTTTCCTGAATTAGGTCCTGATGGTCTTCCAGTACCAGCAACATTTGAAAGTCCAACATCAAACTTTATTGTAATTGATAGCGATACAGATTTACCGCAAAGTTATATAAATGGAAAAATAAGAATTAATAATGCGTATCTTATGGATAATAGAATATTGCCTGAATTGCCTGGTAATATTGAAGTTATACCGGAAATTGAAATTGATTCTAGAAGACCTAATCTAATATCAGGTACAAATTTAGACAACAGATTTGGATGGACAGGTCATGGAGCATGGCCAAATCAAGATGCCGTTGTATTGCAATCAGGTAATGATATTAAAAAAGCAGTAGAGTTAACAAGTGTAGGAGAAAGTAATCCTGTAGGAATTTTAGCTACTAAAGCAACAATTGTTAATCTTCCAAATACAGATGAAGGTTACTTAAATGATGTTAATAAATCCGCATCATCCATTATAGCCGCAAATCTTGCGGTATTAACAAATCCTCCAGTTAAAATGCCTGAAGGTGTTGATATTAATGGAACAACATTTACATATAGTGTGTTTGTAAAAAGTCCTGCAGGGGCTGTACATAGACTTCAAGCACATTCAGGCCCTTGGTATGCAGGAGGTCAAAACACCGCAACAAGTCCATATAAAGAATCCAAAGGTGATTGGATGAGACTTGTGTTTACATTTCAAATGACTGATGATAGAATCAATGACAGATTACAACTTAGAATACTTACTGAATTTCCACAAATAAGTCCAACATCACAAGAACTTTTAGGAACATCATGGTTAATGACCGGCGCGCAATTAGAACAGTCAACAGAAGTTTCAAAGTTTACACGTGATAAGGTTGGCGGAGATTTAACATACGAAAGGCCTATAAATGGTTCAATACAATTTGAAAACCCAAGCGACCTTGACGATCGAGTTTTAGTTGCAGACTTTCCAGATGGTATAAGATTTAATGAAAAAATGGTAGGTGGAACACTTACAATCAATGACGCTATTGCAGTTGTTGATTTTTCAAATGTATCGTTTACAAATGAAGCTGAAGCAGCACCGTTATGGAATCCAGTGTTATTTCCTGCTGACGGTGATTATGGACAACCTGGAAATTTAGCAGAAGCCTTGCAATGGGATAATACATTACATCAAAGAGCTATACGTGTTTCCAATGAGTTTGGTTTAAGAGCATGGACCGATGGATATCTTTCATGGGCTATTGACAAAGGATATAGCCATTCAGGAACTGGCGGTGTAGGTTATCATGCTATGTGGTTAGCCGATGAAGGACCAGCAGGTGAACCATGTATGTATTTTCCCGATATAAATTATCAAGATTACATTTACGAACCAATGAAAGAAGAATCGTTGGCATTAGTAACAGATCCTGAAAAAAGCAAATATTTAAAAAATAATGTTGCAGATCCTAGGTTTGATAATGCAGTATTTGATCAAGAAAATTGGAAACATCGGGATATGAAAATTTCTAGTCTTCATGCCGATTCTGAAACAGGTGGTCTTTCTCCTTTAGGTTCATACGGAGTAAAAGCAGGAGACACATTACGTTTTACATGGCAGCAAAAATCTAGACCAATTAATTTTGATGATGGTCAAAGAAAAGGTGCTCATATAAGATTTTACAAATACTTAATTGAAGAACCGCCAGGACCTCCTGATATTGAACCAGTAGTTGCTGAAGAAGATGTACAGAATGAAATGCTAAGAATTTATGATATAATAAAGCAAAACTCAAATAACTTTAATAATCTTAGACAATCCTTGCCTGATGGAACACTTGTTTCAGGTTCTGCTATTGATAATTTAGAAGATTCAGTTTATGCGGCAATACAAAATGGTTGGGTTAAATTTGATCCTAATGGATATGAAAAACCAGATTGGACTCCAGAGGTTGGAGTTAGTGAAGTTCAACGACCAAATGATCCACCTTTACCTCCAACACGAAGAGGAGGAATTAGTGGTAATCAACGTGATGCATCGACATGGAACGTAGGATATAAAGTAGGTGGTGATAATGACCCATGGCAAGTTGCACAAGGTAATAATGGAGCTCAGTTTGCATCTCCGCCAAATGACGAAGCGCCTGCACCACAAAATTATTGGAGTTTAGATCCTGAAGTATATTCTGAGTTACAAGAACAAGGGTTTGAATGGGTACCTAATGGTGATTCACCTTTTGAAGAAGGACAATGGAGATGGATAGATCCTAGCGATACTTCAGGTGTTGTTCAAGGACCAATTGTTGCGCCGATAGAACTTATAGTTAACGAAGATAATCCTGATGTTCAATCAGGTCAGATTAGCCCATCACCGGTCACAACAGCCGCATTTGGTTGGGTATACTTTAATAATAGATGGATGCCAAATCATGTAAAAGCGTATGCTACACTAGGTCAAGAAAACTTTGATCGTAGAACATATTTTTTAAAATACAAAGTTTCTCAAGATTTAATTACTACAAATATTGGCGAAGTTTATCCAGCTCATGATACTCTTAGCGATGGACTAGAAAAATATTCTCCAGATAACAATTATGTATGGGGAGCTTATGGTTGGGAAATAGCATCTGAAGAAGCAAATGAACCTCAGTACAGATGGACACATTCTAATGTTGTACCTTATCAAAGTCCTTATGCCTCAATTACAACTGCAGCTTCAGAATACGATGAGTGGGAGCAAGAATCACTTGATGTTGTCGTTGGAGAAAATTGGGCACTAGATCAAAAGTGTCAGCTTCAAATTCACGGTCAATACGGGGATTATGGTGAACTGTGGGTTACAAATGTTGAAATGCAAGTTCTAAGAACTAACGATGAAAAAGTCAATTATGTTAAAGATGCTCAATATGCGCCATTACAATTGCAAATAGAAGAAGTAATTAGTCCTTCAAAAATTAAAGTTACAGAAGATTATAAAACTGCAGAAGCAGCTCAAGGTGGAGTTACATCAAATTTAGCAATATCTGAATATTCAACTTTTGATTCTGGATTTAGTGTCGACTTTGTTGAAGAGCCTGAATCAGAAAGACAAGTTTATGCTAGATATGAAGGTAAAATTTTAGATGTGCATAATCATGATGGAGTTAGAAAATTAGTTGTCGATAAATCGTATGAAGAATATGGTCAACAAATACAAGCCATATTGACTGGCATTCCAAGTATAGAAGAATATATTCCTAATCCTCAAACTGCTTTTACAGAATATTTTATTAGGCATAGAATTAAAGATGCTGATAACCTTTATACATATTTAAATTTTAACAATGACGAAAAAGCATTAATTACAAATTTTAAAGCTGTCAATTCAACTGAATATCCTGGGTCAATTGCGTATAAATTAATGGAGCCATTATCTGACGATGTAAAAGTTTTAGATATGTGCTATATTGGTTATGAAGTAACACCTGACGTTGTTGAGACGGTAGAATTGATACCGTTTAACGATGAAAAGATTCCTGATACTGTATTACGAGTACCATTTTTTAATGACAAAGAAAGTCCGATAAGAATTAGACAAGTCGGCTATAAATCACATACAGATATAGTAGGTACAGGAAAAGAAGTACGCGAACAACTCGAAGATAGACTAATAAGCGGAAGTTTAGAAACTGCGAAAATAAATGTTGATTTCAATAGATGGGAAAACTTTGTACATTTTGGTTCAGCGACCGAAAGAATAAAAAACTTTAAAAACAAATTGACTCAAATTGAAGAGTATACAAATAGAAGTCAATCATTAGTTGGTACACTTCCTGCAACAGGATATCTTTCAAATTCCGCGAATACTGCAATTAGCGGAGCAGCGTCCCAAATACATACATGGGAAGTATCAAAAAGAGAAGTAATAAACGGATTTGATCAATTTGAAAATTACATGTATTTTCAAAGCTCATCTTATGTTACTAGTTCAAATGGTGAATTTTATGACAATGCTGCACCGAAAAGGGCAGGTGATGGAACACTAACAAATCCTTATAAATTACATTCAGTAACAAGTTCTCAGTTTACTACATGGTATGACGATAATATTGTTACTGCTTCATTATATGATAGACAAAATGTTAACAGGCTAATAAATTTATTACCTGAACATATAACTTATGATAAAGACAATATTGAGTTTTTAAGATTTATGGATATGATGGGCCATCATTACGATGAAGTATGGACTCATATAAAAGCATTAACAGATGTACATGATAGAACAGAAGATATTACTAAAGGTATAAGTCAAGCATTGGTTGAACCTGTTGCTAGATCTTTAGGATTTAAATTAAAAGAAGGAAAAGATTTAGTTAAGCTTCCACAATATCATTTAGGACTTGCAGAATCCGGATCAAACACTGGCGTATTTAATGTTAGATTTACAAAAAAATCTCAAAAAGATGTTACTCGTGAAATATGGAATAGGCTATTAGCAAGTTCACCATATCTACTAAAATCAAAAG